ATAATCTGTTGTTCTTTCATGGCAAATTATTTTTTAATGATTGATATATATTTCTGATAAGCTTCATTCCACAAAAAGCACGATTCCCCTAGCGCCTATAATGCACGATAAGATACAACACGATTAAACGATTGCTTAATTGAATATTGTATACAATGTACAGTATATGAACCTATAAAAAGGATGCCACACAATGCGACACCCTTATAGTCTTTCTTTATTTAAACATTAACACACGGTATAATCATAAATTCCAGGTTGAAGTGTTAAGTGTAAGCTGAGTATTCATATATGTTACATTGTTTAATGTATATGGCATATAGACCTTTCCTGTCTGATCGATTGTGAGATTCTGAACTTCCAGTGAGCCATCCGCTCTTGTCACGAATATAGAACTCCAAATTCTTCGTTCTCCGGATGGGTTAATCAATTTCAGAATATCACTAGGAATCGTCGCAATTCTTGATTCACTAGCAATAGTTGAACCCTGAGAAAGTTCAATCTGTCCACTAATGTTTAACAACCCTGAGAACCTGTTATATGAACAGTTCCATGAACCTTTCGAGTAGTTAGGAAGTCCAGTATTATGAATGTTAGTTCCCTGAATCCACTGATTACGTGTGTTAATGTCTGTAATATTATGCTCATTCTGATTTGCTTTGTTCAGTGCTGAGCTTGCCGAGTTTGTCGCATTCTGAATAGATACGTCCTGTTGTGAGTTTTTTGTCTTTAAACTGGCGATATCTTCACTGTTAGCTGTCACAGAGTCATTTAAAGTCTGTACATCTTTCGACGCTCTCTCTGCGACAGCCTGAGCTGTACCGGCAGCACTCTTTGCATTGCTTGCTGAATCCGCGTTCGCTTTCATCTGATTGTCGATTTTCAACATATCTCCGTTGTAGTCACCAAGGTAAGTAGGTTTGTCCGTTCCGATATACTGTGACAATTTATAGTTTGTTGTTTTGTTTGTGCTACTCATAATAATCTCTCCTTACATTAATATATCTTTTGCTGTGTTATCAAACGTGTACGCCGACATGTTGTAACCTACAAAGGAATTACACGTTAGTGATTTTAGGGTATCAAACTCGTTAACTGTAATTGGCGCGTTGCTGTGCAATTCAGCCAACTGATAAATCACATCTTGATAGAATATGTATTCACCTGTTAACGGTGAGAACATATATAACTGGCTTGACGGAATTAATTTGCACCCACCGTATAAATCAAAATCGTGAGCCGTCATGCTTAGTGCTTCAAAACCGTTACAGCTCAGATCCAAACCGTCAAATTCATCACAAGTTATACCACAGTATCTCGCTGAGTCATAAATGTCACCAAGGATTTTGCATATACTATCATATTGACCTGTGACAGGATTATAACACTGTATATTCTCGCACACGTACTTGTCAATATAATCAATTAATCTATCAATTTGCTGATTGATGTATGAATACGTTTCAGCGTTTAGACGGTACATTGTTTTTGTCAATTCTGCCAATGAATTCGAAATATCATTTATTTTCTTGTTTATTGATACTTCAAGTTTTGTTATTTTTTCGTTGTAATCAGATTCAACAATAGTAATTTTTCCGTCAACATATTCTTTAAAGTCAGCAACTTGTGTGTTCACATACTCTTCAAGGGAATGTATTTCATTTTCAAGTGTTGCTTTTAATTGAGCGATTTGCGTGTCCGTGTAATCTTTGTATGCATCCGTATAGTCATTGATAGCTGAAATGCATTCATTTATCTTATTTTCGAGATAGCACAACACCTCATAGTATGACTGTTTGTCGTTATACACTGACGGTAGATTACAACAATTCAATTTAATTAATGGTGTTATTTCCATATTATCACCTCACTTTTACCACACTTGCATAAACAATCTTCTACAGCGTTTTAACAGTATTGTGTTGATTAAATATGTACCCTCAGAAATTGCTTTAAAATATTTTTCACTATTGCGTGTGTCTGTTTCATTTTCAGAGAGTGTCCTGATTGTGTTTCCTACACGGTTACTGTTATTTTTCCCTGATGAGTTACTTGTTGTGTTTGTGGTGTTGTTTGTGGTAGCTTCGCCTCTATCCATTTCAGATGCATAGTCATTTGTACTAATTGTGACTTGTGGGTTGTCTGAATGAATAGACTGCGAGTTTTGTTTCTGATTTGAAGTATCTGTAGATACTGCATCTTGCTTCACATCTGTGTTACTTGTCTCTGTGTCGTTTATGTTTTCATTGTGTTTCACCACCCTTTCTCCCGCAACGTTAGGCATATCACCAAGCAATCTATATTTTTGTTTCATTTCTTCCATGTTTTCACACATTAGACCCTTAAAAAATTGCTTATGCATCCCCAACGTTTCTTGTCCTATTTCATTGTTCAAATACCTTGTCAAGTATGCGGTCATAAACTCGGATTTTCCGTCACCTGTGTTGTTATACCACGGAAATGAGAAGTCAAAAAAGGCGTTCACACCTTGTTCAACTAGTTCATCCGGGGTCAGACTTTCAGAGTTTGGTACAATGTTTTGGAGTATATTATATATAGTTGTGGTATACTTACTCAATATCATCACCCTTTCTGTCAATGTTTGGCGTAAACTGACCCGGGGCATTTACCGGCGTTGGTAGATTCGATCTAAATTCCACTTTCGCGTTCCATCCGAATAATTTGTTGCAAGCGTCAACTGCGCGTTCTCTCAGCGCAAGTGCTAGATTTCGATTACCCTCTGTGTGACCGTTGTTCCCCGCAACTTCATCGGATATCAGTCTTTCTCTTTTTTCTGAGGGGTTCGATTCATAACCAAGATCAGTTAGTACACGACCCCACAACACTGTGAGTTCATCTTCCAACTTGTCAATAACATAAGGCGCACCTAATGTGACAGCTTGTAAATTCTTAATATTAATTGTGTCGCTAATTTTAATCACAGGGACATAGTTGGAGTACTCTTCACCAAGTATTTGATAACTCAATTTCTCATCATCTGAGGATACAATCGCAACAGGTGTACGTTGACTAAACATGTTAATGTCACGTGTACGCCACACATCTGCCATAGTTTTTGCGTACAGACAAGCCGTATAATAATATGGAAATGCGGTCGCTGAATCCCACATGATTACAGAGTTATCTTTTCCGTATTCTTTCATGTAACCATTGTTAGCATACGCCCATCTATCCTGTGGCACGTTGTATATATCATACATTCCTGACAGGTTCACTTTCATGAACGCGAAAGCATCAGCAATATCGTCATAGATGAATGACCCCAAACCATGAAAAAACATGACTCGTTCAATAAAGAATGGCTCAATTGATTCAGGTAATCCTGTGTATTTAAACCGATTAATGAACAAGTTCATGATACTGTTAAAAAAGTAGAATTCAGTGATGTCTCGCTCGTTACACGGTTGATTTATGTTTTTTTCGTATACCCGGTAAGGGTTTTTCACTGTACCCATAATATCACCTCTTTTCTAATTGTTTGGCAGTGAATAGTTTCCGATATCATCTGTATGCCACAGTGTAACACCACGGTTGAAAATAGATCTAATCTGTTGTAACTGCGCCAAGTCAACCGCACCTGTGAAACCACACCCGGCTGTTTTTACGTAATTCCATGTTGATCGAGTGTGTATGTTTGGCATTGCGACTCTATTGATTGGATACCCGTAGACATCAAAGAACGAGTCAATCACACGTGCAAATTCTTCCTGACATGACATAACGTAGAAAGTGAATCCCGTTAGAGCACAAGCAACATTGACATTTTCAGAAAGTGCTTTCCCGTGAACGGATGCCGGAACAACAGATTTGTCTCTTAATTGTGCCAATAACGACATAGTGCCCTGGATTGCACTGACTGAGGATGATGTGGCTTGCATCCCACCTAGCGCAGCACTTGCTCCACCTGTAGTGACAGCTGTTACAGCACCAACAGGTGCTTGCAACGAATCAGTCACAATAGATGTAGCTTGAACAGCCAGTGCGCCCTTATTCTGAGCAACCCACGCCTTAAATGTGTCAGATTGGAACGCACATTGCGGAAATCCTGATATAACTAACGACTCAGAAAATAAACGGTTCACGCCCTTATAGTTGGACGGAGACACTAACACCTGTGGCAAGGTACACATTGCACCAACGATCTCAAAGTCAATACTGTGGTCAGCGTTGTTCGATAATTCAAACTTATAGATATTTGCCTGACCCTCGTTGTTGTCAACCATAGCGTAACAAAATGGGTAGCTATATAACTTGTTGTTGCGTGGAATATAACCACCGAAAATATCACCTTTGTTTAACGGTAACTTGAACTCTGCCCGGTTTGAGTCATCACCCTTTATCGCGTTAATGCATATTTGAGGAGCCATGAATATAGCCATAATATCGTCAACAATACCCTCTTCCGTGTATTGTTTGATTAGGTTGTTTACGGTTTCCACGTCTTTGACACTGTAATGACCCAAAGATCCTGTTCGATATATTCCATTAACCACAGAACCGTCAAAAGGTTCACCTGTTGTCCCCTCTGAAACATAGACACATATGTCCATATTGTACAACGGATATAGATAGGAATTTGCCACTACCGACTCTCCTGTTTCAAGATTTACGGGGATCTGATTTGCCCCGATTCTGTCCTGACTTTTTGGAATATGTTGCCATTCGATAAAGCACGGCTTCACTTTCAACTTATACCAGTTACATTGAAAAACATCTAGTTCAAATATGATTCTAGTTGTACGCTCTGATCTCCACTCTATTGATGTAATGAAGCAGAATACCCATTCATCATGTAACTCATAGTTGTTGAACGCTAAGTAGTTGAGATCAAGCGCAGACATTTCAGTGAATGGTACTTTCACGTCAAGTGACCCAACTCGAATCGGTGACATTTCATCTAACTCACTGGAGAGGTTAACCCTCCAGTTTTCAAGATGATTTAACAAGTCCTGTGTTGAGTTGTATAATCTAACATGGTTATAGGAATTATCCCACGGAACACCTCTATACAGTCTTAATTGTGTTTGTGGTGCACGTGGCACAACATTCGCCTGTGTAGGCATTGGAATCATGTTATTACCCCCTATAAATTTCTTACCTTTTTTGTAACGCCGTTTCTATTTGTTAACACATCATCAAGGTTTGCCCGCTTTGGTAAAATTTACCGTTGTTTTTACAGTTTCATCCGGTCTGTAAACAATTTCAACAACAAGATTTGTTGCTGTTTCATCTGAACCGACATACAACTGATCTGTTCCCGGTAGAATGTATGTGTCTTTTGACGTTGCACCGGATACACTGTAGGTAAGAAGTTTCTGATGGTATGCACCTGTTCCACCTGTCACGGTTGCCACAATATTGGTCACTGTACCCGGTGTGTATGTTCCACCTTCCGCGGAAATAGTTAACGACTCTGTAGCTACCTGATCTGTGGTGAACACTCTGATCGGGTAGAACGGTGACGCACTAATCATTTCCACCATAGTGTAGAAATAATTCCACGCCAACACGTTCGCTAGTCTCTGGTCGCTCATTTCACGGAACTGATCTCTTACATTGAAAAATCTAATATCCATCAATACACCCTGAATCGCTGAGTTCGCGAACTTGTCAACAATTACGGTTCTAACATCCACTTGTGTTTTGTCAAGATGGAACGCATAAGCCAGCGCGTCAACACTAATCTGAGCGTTAACTTTCGGTGTTGTAATGAAGATGAGACTGTACGGTTCAGACGTGGAAGTCGCACCCGCGATGTTATTCGCCGGGTTAGGGAATTTAAATTCATCTACCGCGGATTTCACCTCTGCAAGCATTCTCTTAGCTGACGCTTCATCCACAACAGCCGGAACAGTAACAGCCGGTAAAATCTGTTGTGTATATCCAGTGTCAATCATGCCTTTCATAGCGTTGTATTCATCCCAGTTCGCTCCGGACACGGCTGACTGCATTTTCATCCCCATCATGTCGCGGATTCCGTATTCTGTCAAAAATGCTGACCGTAAGTTATCGAATGTTACTGTAACTGGGTACTGCATATTTAGATTGACCTTGTGGAACACGGTCATAATATACGACTGATACTGCTGAAATGCAGACTCGTAGGATTCACGCGGGTCGTACAATTTCCCTTTGCACATATTTACAAACGTTTCCTCGTGCGTCATACCATATCGCATAGGGTCTTTTTTGTACATAGCAAGAGGATTTCGCCAAGCTGTTGTGTCCACAGTTTGTAGACCGATTCTTTCAAGTAGAGATGGAATAATTTGATTTTTACCCTGTGAATAACTCATCATAGCTGTGAAAATCTCAGACAAATTGCTCTGAGTCACCACAGGCAGTCTGTTTTCAAGCTCATACTCTGACCTCATTGCATTTAAAATTGCTACATTACTTGCTTTTGTTGCCATGTTTAGTCTCTCCTTTCATTACTCTGTTTCCCCGGAAAAGTCCAAGTCTTCCAGTTTCGGTACAGGTTCAGGTGTAATTGGTTTCTCGATCGGTTTTTCCAATGCTCCACTATTCTGTGTCATGATTTCCTCTTTGAACCGTGTTTTATACTTTTCAGCAAGATCATTATATTTCGCTTTCCAAGTGGTTTCATCTTCCGTAGGTGTTCTTAAAGTTGTGAGAGCTTCGTCAAACTCCTCAACATTTTCAAGAGCATCAATAATCTGTGTTAACGCTTCTTCTCTTGTCATACTCTATTAGCTCCTTTCCATAGTGGCATACTGTATAACCACAATTTCGATTTCTTTTTCTTTTTTACGTGTGGGTTGTTTGGGTTAAAATTTTTTAAATATTCATACCACTTTCTCGCGTCTTTTCGCCGTTCTTCCTCAACCTCGACTCCGGCACGTTCGAAATTTTTTAGGAACGCACTCGCAAGATACTCAGGTTCATCTGTAGCTTTTTTAAATTCCAACCAAGACATTTTATATTGAGAGGTTGGAATCCACTGACCGGATGATTCTGTCTGAGTATCCAACCACAAACACTGACCGTCACCGTCATCAATCTCGAACCCTTGACTTTTCGCCCAGTTCGTGTAATTCGTTGCCGGAGTCCACTGAGCGAGACCGAAACCAAGACTATAATTTCCCTGATCTAAGTTTTGCCATAACCCCGGGTTGATATTGGATTCTCGCTCAAAGTTACCAAGCATACCGGCGACAGCGTTCAAAGTGAAACCATAACCCCACATGATAGAATAAAATACATAAGCATTGTTCTGCATTTCTTCCTCTGTGAGATAGTTATTTTTTGCAATCCATTTAAGCTTTGTGGCTTTTCCTAATCTATAGAGGTCGGTGTAGTAATCAACCCCGGTCACAAAGTTATTTATGGAAACCTGTTGCGCAAGCGGAACATTCGCTGTGTGTGCACCCATTGTAATGCCACCATTGTCCGCGGGTTCATAACACATTTCTGTATGTTGACGTGTTGCGTTGCGAACAACTAGAATGTCACCCGCTTGCCACGGAACAGCATCTGTTTTGTAATGTTGTGCACCCAGGTCTAGCAAATACTGTCCCATGGTGGCTGTTGTGAACCAAGGATTTTCTTGAAAATACCCGGCTTGCGTTAATGCCTGTGATATTAATGAAGAGCAATCATAATACGTGATCCCGTTTACATTCTGTCCACGCCGATATTTTTGAGAATACCCAATGTTGGGTGCATTACACGCGTTAATCATCCATGTGTATGCTGTGTTAATGGACGGCATATTACCACAACCTTATACTTTGACCCGGATAGATTCGATTCGGATTCTTGATTCCGTTCAGTTTAGCAAGCATCTGATAACTCGTATTATACCGTGATGCAATGTCAGACAATGTATCACCTGACCGCACTGTGTAATACTGTGAAACATTTGATGATTGTGAACTTGACGCAACTGTAAGTACCTGACCCGGAAAAATAGTATAGGGCGAATGAATACCGTTTCTATTTGCAATATCAATCCACGAAACACCAAGTCTTTTTCCAATGGAAGTTAGACAGTCACCGCTTTTTACTGTGTACGTTGTGACACTTTCCGTGTTCGTGTTTGATGAATACACACCGGAAATTGTGAGAACCTGTCCCGGGTAAATCAAGTTCGGGTTCGCGATACCGTTCAGTTCAGCAAGATATTTGTATGTTGTGTTGTATCGTTGTGCAATACGTGACAACGTGTCACCTGATCGCACTGTGTAATACACAACACGATCTTCTGCTTTGTGATTTGGCTCAGACGGTTTATAGTTATCTGACGCAACACAACCCGCTAATTTATCCCAATCTGCGCTATCGCCGTAAAACACATCTAAGTCCAAGTTACCCGTCCAACCATTCAACCGACCGGATGATGTATACTGGAATAGTGGTGTCTTGCCTGAGAACTCACCAAGGTCATAATGTAATGGTGGGTTGTCTATGAAGCCATAGATTGTGTTATAACCCGCATAATACCCCGCATTCCATAGAGAATAATTCTTTGCCACTTCCGACCAGTCATATCTGTGAACCACAGTGTTTGACATATAGATCACGGGTTTCACACCTGTCATGTTATAGACAGCGTCTAGCCAGTCTTTCGCCCAACCGACACCTTGATCGACCGCGGATGATTCATAATCCAACACCAATACAGATTGACCAATATAACCGGAAATGTGATTAACGAAATATTTCGCTTGTGCAATCGCATCACCTTTCCTTGCGAAATGATATACACCTGTCTTTTTTCCACTTTCTTTTGCATCTTGATATACTCTGTCGCAATCCGGGTTAACATAGCCTGTACCCTCTGTTGCTTTTGCGATTACGAACTCAACACCATGCATCTGTGTTACGTCAATTCCATGTTGCCAGTTAGACACGTCTATACCGTTCATATTTGCACTAGCTGTGACTGGTAGTGAAACAACAAGCATAACAGAGAGGAATAATGCAATCAGATCCTTACTTTTTTTCACTCACATTCACCTCACTGTCTAGCTTATCGCACAGTTTCTGTAACACAATGGTGTTATTATTGAGCGCGTCTGCCATTGTCTTGATCTCTTCTGCGTGAGATTCTGACAACTGTTTGAGCTGTTCGGAGTCCTTGTCGCGTGTGTATTTCTGATAATACATGAGTACACCGCAACACACAATCGGAAATCCGACCATTGAAACAGCGTTAATAACTGTGTTAATAGTGTCCATATCTCCACCCCTTTCTCTGTGACGTTTCACGTGAAACATGAATCAAGATGTTTCACGTGAAACGTGAATCAAAATGTACGATTAAACGAATAAGCAATGCCTTAATCGTTAAACACATTATAGCAAATTAAAATAGCGGTGTCAACCATAAATTAGTTGAAACCGCTATTTTATTTTTATGTGCCCGTGACCTCTAAGATAAATCAAAGGGTGCGTTACTCCACCCACCCCGGTTGGCTACTTGCCCCTTAACGCGTCCGGGCGTGGTCAGTGATTCTACTCAAAGAGGGGAGCAATCTTATAATAACACAATTTATTTTGTATGTCAACCTATAAAAAAGATAACATGTCTAGCATCATATTTTTACAAGTGAGGTTTTGAAAACGCATCAAACCACGGTGAAAATAATTTCGCAACGCTATAATAATATAGTTACTACTGTTCACCATCACTGCGCGATCGTCAACAACGTCTGTGTAGTTGAAACAGACACGACGTGGGAATGTTTCGTCTGCCCCCTCTGACACGTAAATGCAACTGTTGTATTTCCTGACATTGTACCACACTTCATTGTAGCGTATCGAAAGCATATACTCAGATACACCGCTAGGTCTAGATATTAAAGCGTCATTGTCATTTAAATAGACGTTCTGTGACGCGTGCGAAAAGTATTTCGAGCCGGAAAATGCGCGGTTAAAAGCTGAACTCTCAAAAGCTTTACTTGCGTTCTCGTTGTAGGTTCTTTCGTAGACCCAACCATCCCCTCGCAATATTTTTGTGTCACGCTTTAGCATTTTATTAATTCCCAATGCCTGATAATATGGATTAAGAATTGATACGGTATTACTCGCCATGTATAAAGGAACGCGCCGACTCTGCTTTCCATCACCACGCGCAATAGATGTGTGTATTGACATTAACTTATCTATTTCATTCGGAAGATAGTTATTTGACTCGTCTTGGTACTCGTCAAAAAACCCGTGAGCAACTTGCACAAAAATAGAAGACATTCGCTTTATTTTTCCTGATAATGACAGTGGCAAGCACCAACCGCACGGTTTGTCATCTAACAACAACTGCACCACAGCACCGTCAAACAATTTCTTCTCCGTCATAGTGTGACCATTATAAAACAAACGGCGAATGTCGGTAAAAAACGAGTCAGACATAGATTGCATATCTGTTTTATAACGGTAAATCAAATAAAACTGGTTAACGTCAGTCTTTTCTTTCAAAAACGTGTCTATTAGCCTACGCTTAAACGATACCGTTTTTCCCGCTGTTCGGTTTCCGTCTGCAATGTATATATCAGGGTTTTTTCCGTTTCGGTCTTTTAAAGTTAATAGATAATTACAATCGTAATACTTTTCCATGTGTAAACACCTTATACCTTTCTCCACTCACTGTCACAACGCTGTAGCATTGTAAACCTTTTCTGTCTGTGTATGGTATCACAGATTGTACATATGGATCATTGATGATGCGCATTAATGTGTCAGATGTTACAATAGACATATTCAATTTTTCTAAGTTAATCATATTACACCACCTTATAAAGAAAGGGCGGTTTTCCGCCCTTTCTGATTACTCTTCATATCTAGTGACAATAAGGTTTGTGCCGTTACCCTTTGCCAACTTAATGTTTTCAAATTTTACGCTGATCTTCTTTTCTTCCACATCGTTACTGTCTCCAACGATTGCACTCAGGTTTCTTAATCTACCCTCAACAACTTTTGACGCACCACTAAAAAGCTGTCCATTCACTTTTACAACGGAAATCGGAACTTCTTCAGTATCCACGATTCCAAAACCCTCAAGTACACCCTCTACTTTCTGTTCAACTGCGTCAACAAATCCAAGTCCTGAACCTACATTCGCCATATCCATTTTTGTGATATTATATAACATGCTTAATTACCTCTCTTTCTTGAACTTCTGATTGCTTCGATCTCTTCCGGTGTAAGTACCTTATGCTCTTTCAATGTTGAGTGTTTAGCAAATTCAGAATCGCTCATCACACGCTTATCCGCATAGAACAAGCACTCGTTCACCTGAATAATAGCGTTTTTAAACATTTTACCCAATGCAATCTCAGCCTTTTCTTTTGAAGTACACTTCTCAATAGAAACCTCAACTTCTCTTGACTGAATCCCCTGATCTGTTTTTTCCACTACTTGCGCTTTAACTTCTGCTGTGATATTTGTTCTTGTAATCATGATATTAACCTCCATTCTTTTTTTAACCATTCATTTTGATTACATTGTCATTATAAACCGGGTTAACGTTTTTGTCAACACTTTTTTGTATTTTAAATGTTTTATTTTTCAACAATATACCGCCTCTGATTCTTACGCCCTTTAAGTTGGCATCCTCTAGTTGCAAATTTTCACGCAACGCAGACACAGGTAATCCGCGGGCAATAAACTCCTGTTTCGCCTGTTTCGTCATGCCGGACGCTTTCAAGTTCAGATAAGGTTCACACTCCTCACCGTCCTCTGCTATAACGTGTTCTGCATATGTTTTCTGACGCTCGTAATATGCGAAATCAAAATCACACTCATTCTTCCAACAACAAAACTCAACAGGGTCAACAACAACCATTTCAGCCGGCTCTAAACCTTGCAAGTGAATAGAGTCTGTGTCTGCGTAACAAAAACGATCATAATTTGCAATGGCGTGCCGGATTGTAAAATTACGTGCATATGACGTTATAGCTGACCCAACAGGGATATATCCAACAGTTTTTTCGTGTTCCTCATGCAAAATAAAACGAACAATTCCATCATCAGACATATATGGTTCTTTCCATGAACTATCATCTGACATTGCGAACTTGCCATACAAGTTGTTAAGAAAAAGTTTAGCTAGTGTCCGTTTAAAACCTTTACTTTCCTTTTTCATTTCTGCGTATGGGTCAATGTAACCGTCAAACATACCCGGTCGAGCATAAAACCATACATAGTCAATGATCTGTAGATCATATAAGTCATAGGTTTCTTGTAATAATAACCAATCTGTTTTAGTTAACACAAACTCATGTACTGTGTCGCATATATTTCCGTCATTATCATAATAATATCTATAATATACACCTTTATGTCGTATATCTGAGGTGTACAGATTTTCGTTACCTTTATAGTGTGCGTTACCTCGGATATGCAACCACGGAAATGCCCCCGGTTTTAGCCGAAACCGAAACTTACAACGAAGAAAATAATAAAAATCATTCTTATTGTTCATATGGTCAGGTGGTGCGCCTAAGCAATACTGACCACGTCCGTAAGGGTAGTAATTCCCGGAAACACTATGCATCATAGACGGATACAATGAATTCACATCATACACTTTCCCTAATGTTATAGTTCTGTGTGCGTATCTAGGATTCACGTAGCACCAACCGCCGGAATATGATTTGTGTACATATTCCCACATGTTGTTATAGCCTGAAAATTCAAAGTGCATGGGATCATCTCGTATGTCAGGGAACAATCTATCGAAATCCTTTTTTGTGTATTCAGATTTGAACTCCGATAAACAGCATGAGCCAATTGTTAGTTTATCATGACCCTCATTAAACATCATTTCAAGAGCCTCTTTTAACACCAAAACGTCATTTTTTATGTACTCCTCTTCTTCCGGCGTTATATCACAATAGGCTTGCCTGTTGCCTGTGTACTCCATTTCTAACTTTTGGTGCTTTGTGTGAAATGATTCACCGATTACTCGTAGTGATGACGGCATGAGCTTTAAACTATTTCTTATTTCTAGTAGTGTGTGTGACCATTTAACCTTAATGTAATACCATTGACCCATAGCTGAAATAGAAGATTTAAACTGTCGACTTTTCATTTCACTATCTTTTACATTTGTATGTGTGTAACCCTCACGAAGTAAAAAATCAACAATGAACGACCCGTCAAAAGATAGGTTATGAAAAAATAAAACGTTGTTTCCCGGCATACGTAAAAATCTAGTTAGAAAATCACGTATACTGTGTGTGATTGTTACACACTCAGTGTCATCATATAGTGCAACGTCAGCACCCGCCCATACCTCAGTATAATCTTGCTCATGTCCGACTTGTTCCACCATCTCATCTGTCCACACGGTTGTCTCAAAGTCACACGCCCAGTAAGTTATTTCTTTCTTTCTTGCCATAACGTCTCCACCGTCACATTCACGTGTCTATTCCTCAATTTCTACACTGTCATACATAGACAGAAAATCTTGATATGCTTCACTGTCGGGCGATAATTCCATCATGCGCGCTATTTCACTAAAACTATTTAAGATTGCCTCTCTTGTTTCATATGGTGGCTCAGGAAATATGTCAGGGTGTTGAGATAACACGTAGGCAAACCGTCTACGTGTTTCTTCTGATTTGCCATATATCAATTTGTTTGTCTGCCACTCAATGAACTGTGCAATATACCAATAGAATGACTCTCTAACTTGTTGATACCAATTATCTATAATTTGTTCATAACTCTCTGTTGGTGGCAGAATACCGTCATACACGCCTAAATCTTGTGGAATAGGTAAGTCACCGTTAACAACTATATCAATAGTCGGTAAATCTGCTTTTAATATCTTTACGTTTTTTCTCTGTTGTGCAAGACGTTTCTTTTTGTTCTTAATAGGTTTTAAAATTACACCTGTCTCAACATCGACAATCTCTGATTTTGTTCTAATCTTTTCACCTGTCTGCTGTTTTAATCGGTTGATGGACGCTCTTGTAGGTTTTTTGACACGTCCAACAACGTCAACTACATATCCCTGTTTTACCGCTCTATTTACACGCCGAAGATAGTTTCGGTATTCGCGGTTATATTGTTCTTTAACCGTCAACTGTTATCACCAACCTTTTTTAATAGTAACCCGTCAACCGTTCTTGTCCACTGTATTTTATCACCCTCAGTTATCCCCAAATCGGAGACAGCACTTGCCGGAATTACTACACGCGCTGTGTAACTACACCCGGACTTCACAAACATTACTTTATAGATTGCATCTGCATTTTCTCTTTTCATTATTATACCTCACTTTTTTGTGAATGTTTCACGTGAAACATTTGTGTTAATTTTACGGCAACGGAACGAAATAGATCACTAATTCAGCTATTCCATAAAAGAACCCATAAACAATCATTGCTAACACTAACATATTTAAAGTTCGTGAAATTAACACTATAAGGTTCTTTAATGGTCTTTTAATTTTTCTTCTAAACACGAATAAAGCTCCTTTATTAAACTTTCACTAATCGGCACATCAATCCGCTGATCGTTTGTTATATACGCAACATAATATCTACCATTATCGTATGTTTTTGCTTTCGTGATGTATAAAAAAGCATAATGTAAATTAGTGCGGTATGTTGTGTTGCATAGTGAAAGTGCTGTACCGTTTTCTTCTCTCATTATGTCTCTCATTTTTTCGTATTCAACAACCGCGTCAGGTGTTACAAGTTCAGGATGGTCATATAACGACTCACAAAAATGATCTTGAAACCTCTTGCGCACTTGTGCGTGTGTTATCCATTCTGCCATAGGTTTAATCTCCTTTCTTTAAAAATAAAACACATCATCCTCAACTGCAATATAATTATCACCGAAACACATTTCAATGCTATATTCTATTGCAATCTTTTCTGCCTCTTTAATTTTATCACGTTCAACTAAACTCCAAACCTTTTTAATTGCATCTGTTCTATTCATTTTTTATTCTCCTTTCCTTTGGTGATTATATTATAACACTATTACGTGCATTAATCAAGCATAACGTGCATTGTTTTTATAAAATACAATAAACAATTAAATAATCGTTTAATCGTATACTGTACATTGTATACAATATTCAATTAAGCAATCGTTTAATCGTATACTGTAC